AACTTAGCTTCCATGTCTCCGGAGTTCATGACCGAAGGCATTAAGACCGGCATGCTGAAAGGCAGGACGTTGAATAGTTTACCCGACGTTAGAAAAGCATTGGGCGAAATTGAATCGGTTACAGGATTACCAGACGCCAATCTTAAAACTACCATTACCATGTCTCACTTGGCAAACCTGGTTGGCTCGGCTAAATTCTTTGATGATCTGGTTCGGCTCAACAATAGCGCTGATAAGATGGGCATAGATAAATTCCTTTATCGTAGCGGTGAAAAGGCCGGAACCGTGCCGTTTAACGGAAAACAATTCGGTAAGTTAAACGCCTTGGGTTTAGAGGCTGATCCCGACGTAGTGAAAGGCATCACGGGAGCCAGCGAAGATTGGCTCCGCAACGGCGGTTGGCTGGCTAATTTATACACACCTTTTCTGGCAGCCAAGGGCGCTTCGCAACTGGCGAAAACGGTTTACAGTCCGATTACGCAAATCCGTAATGCCAGCACGGCTAGTTTCTTTGCTCTCATGAACGGTAACGTGGGACGCAACGGCAACATCGTTGAAGCAGCGGATGCCATGTTCGGTCGTATTTCCAATTTGGGACGCGCTGAACAAAAGGAATTATCACAAAAATTATTGGATCTGAACGTCATCAATTCGAGTGCGGCCTTTAACGAAATCCGTGCATTGCTTGGGGATAGTGGTGGTTTTTACACACGAAACATGAGTAAAGTTCCAGGCGGTAAATCGGTAATGAAATTTGCCCGCGACCGCCAAAACGATTTGGCTTCCAAGCTTTACGTAGCGTCCGATGATGTCTGGAAGTATTACGGCTGGGAACACGAAGTAGCTAAATTGACTAAGGCTTTAGACCTGCATCCAGAAAGACTTGTTGACGTTCGCCACATTAAGAATTTAGAGGCTTTGGAAAAAGCCAACGTTTTAGAAGCCGGCGGCAAAGTGACCGGCCAAAACTTTAGGCGCGTACTCGGTAAAGAGGGCATTGAAAGGGAAGCGGGCGATATTGTAGCCGATACTGTACCCAACTATTCGCGGGTACCGGAAGCGATCAAGCGCGCACGTTTATTACCCCTAGGTAATTTCATCGCCTTCCCCGCAGAAATATTCCGTACCACCGGCAATGTTCTCGGCTTGGCAGCTAAAGAGCTGGCCAGTGACAATCCACTGATTCGAGCCAGCGGCATGCGCCGCTTGACTGGAGCTTTAACCGTTACCACCGCGTTACCGACTGGAGCGGCAGCGTTGGGGTCAGCGTTGACCGGGGCGAATCAGGAACAAATCGACGCTTACCGTCGTTCCTTTGCTGCACCCTGGGATAAAGCAGCTACCCTAGTTCCGTTAGCCACCGACCCCGCTGGCAACGTCACCGAGTTTTTTAATTTTAGTTACACCAACCCTTACGATTATCTACAACGCCCAGCTAGAGCCATGTTGAACGCTTATTCCAATGGCGTTCGTGACGAAGAAAGTTATTTGAAGATTGCAAGAACTGCTGGTACGGATGCTTTGGAGGAGATGTTTCAGCCCTTTGCTGCCCCTTCCATTGTCACTCAGGCCACCATGGATTTATTTAAAAATGAAACACCGACGGGTCGTAGGATCGTGAATCCAGCAGATCCTCTTGGACTCAAATTCATGAAACAATTTTTGCATCTGGCAGAATCATTTGTTCCCAACGCAGTGCCGTTCGAGTTGCGGGCGGATGCTACGGGCGGTCCCTTGTACTTATCAATGGAAGCCAAAGATCTGCCTCGTGCAGTCTTAGTGGGAACGGGTTTAACTGGGGATGATCCTGGCATTACCCGAGCTGGTAAAAAACTGGACATGGCCGATGAACTGACGCAGGGATTCAGCGGTATCCGCACCATCAAACCGCAGGTGGCACGTAGCATGCGCTATCGTGGCTTTGAAGCTAATGACGACATACGAAATTCCTCTCGTATTTTTAACTCCTTCGTGCGTCAGGCAGGTCAAATGGATCCCGAAGACGCGACCAAAGCCTACATTGCCGCTAACGAAGCCCGTTTCAAATCGTTGCGTGATTTATCCACCAGCATTCAAGATGCGCGTACTCTCGGACTGGCCGACTGGGAGATCGACCGGGAGCTGAAAACCGCCAAGGTAGCCAACCGTTCAGCAGTGATGAGCAATCGTTACCTACCCTTCTTCCCCAGCAATGATGTGCTGTCTGACATTGTGCGCAGTGATAAAAATAAAGTCTCCAACCAGGTGCCGTGGAACGCCATGCTCGATCTTTACAGTAGCAAGGTGATGAAACCGTTGACGCCGCCACGCGAACCGAGTCAATATTTCTTTGAAGATTGGGAGCGTACTCCCCGTCCTGAACCACCAAGTCCTCCGACAACGACTAGAGCGCAAGAGGCGTTAAGACAAGAAGAGCTAAGAAAACTACTCGGTTTTGGAACTTAGCTCGGGTTTTTTCCCCGTCAGGTGCGGTTCTATGATCTCCACCACGTCGCTTGCCCAGGCTTGCAGGTCCTCATAGGGAATGCCCCCATTGGCAGCCACGGTGACGATTTCATAGAGTTTGTCCGCATAAGGACTGAGAATTTTCAGCCGGTCGCTTTTATTCATACATTCATTCATGCAGTTAAGTCCCCGTAGATTGCACGCTAGTAATGGAGCCGTCAACTGCATCCCTAACCGATTTTACTTTAGTTAGCAACTCTTTATTAAAATCCGCCTTGGATAGCTCACGCAAATCGGCACTGCTGTAATGGTCGCCGGAGCTGTGGGAAGCGGCGTCGTCGGTGTTAATCAACAGTTGTTCGTCCTTCTTATAGAGAACGCGGTCTGCTTCCACCTTGAGGACGGGTAACGGTACTAGGTGTGGAATCCACTGGTGTTGGCCACAGCCTTCACGCTGGTCGTCCACGGTCAGTTCCTTCTCCTTACGCAGACACTCCCAGGACGCGTCTTTGCCATTGAGAACGGGTTTACTGAAGCGACAGTTGCGGCAATTAATATCGGGTGGCAGTTCGCGCCCGAGGTAAACGCGCTGCTGCTGTGGCGTCATGTAGGACTTGATGCGGTAATCCGTAGGCGGATAGAGCAGATCGGGTGGGCGTTGACTCTTCAACAGATACTTGGCTTTGCTTTTCATTTCGCTGAATACTTCGGGTTGTTCTTCGATGATCTCGGTGTAGAGGGCGGAAGTGTTCTTGTTGCATACCACCACTAAGGTGTAAGGCGTCTTAAACATACTCATGTAACAATCGATCTGGACGGAGTATTCTTTGGACCAGCCGCGATATGTTCCACGTGAAACAAGATCTTTAAATCGTTTGTCGTTAGCGGATTTGACTTCCAAAATCATACGTTGGTTAGGTCGATCGGTCATTACTCCGCGCACGATGCCGTCGATGGACCCCGCAAAGTGTCCGCCTAATGTAGAACGGGCAAACGGTTTGCCGTTTTTATCGTTGGCGTGAATCTCAATGCCTTTTACCTTGCCGAGATTTTCCGCAATCTGATCCTCGATGTGATTGCCCAGGTCAAACAGGCGTAGGATACGTCCGCCTAATCCCGCTGGAAAGCTCCAACGGAATTGCAGCCACAGCTTACGCTCGTCTTCGCTGCCAATCTGGCTGAAGCCGAGGTGGGCGCGGTAAGGTTCGTTTTCGTTGACCAGTGCCTGGTCCAGTGATTCAATTAAGTTCATAGATCTATCCTCCTGTTGTCGATATAAACGGCCTTAACATTATTGTATTGGCCTTCGGTGGCAATGAGCATGTGAGTTAAATGCTTTAAGGCGCCTTGATTAACGCGCGCCACGGCTTCGTCACTGCTGCTCGGTGGGTTCTGCCCAGTCATGCGACGCCAACGGTTACGCGTGACGTACTTCATGCGCGGATGCTCAAACATCAACGGCAGCATGCGATGGGCAAAAGAGTCGCCGGTCTCTAGGACCAGCTGGCAATAAGTGTTCTGTTGCTTGGACGTGTGTATGCGTGCGTACACATTAGAGATACTTTCCTTAGACGGTTCGCGTACGCTGCCGTCTTTTTCATCGGAGAGGATGTAGCCTTTGCCCGCTTTATTCTTGGAAGCCACACTGGGTTCCTTGTATAAAGGCGTGTAGGAACTCGATACGCGACGTTTAAGGACGTTTTCGCATTCACAGCATACTTTGGCCACATAAGCATTAATGGCGTCGCATTCGGGACAAATGCGGATACGGTGCTGAAAGCCCTCATCGGCGGGGACCGCCTCGTCAATACAGCCATGGCGTATCATGTTCTCGCCGTAGTCCAGCATCAAACAATTCTCCTTGCCTGGAAAGGGACGCATGCCACGTCCGCACATCTGCACGTACAGGCCCAGACTCTTGGTCGGGCGCAGTAAAGCGATGCAATCGGTACGCGGCGCGTCCCAGCCTTCCGTCAGGACGCCTACGTTGCAGAGGGCGTGAATCTCACCGTCGTTGAAGCGTCGTAAGATCGCTTCGCGTTCGTCGTTGGGAGTCGCTCCCGTAACGCACTCGGCGGCTACCCCCAAGTCCTTCAATGTTTTCGCCATTTTGTCGGCGTGTAACACCGAGACGCAGAAGAACACACTCGCAGTTCGGCCTTTCGTATAGGCTTTGGAAATCCAATCTTCAATAATTTCTAATACCAGGCGGTCGTCGAGAGCTACCTTTTCCAGTTCGCCTTCGCTGTAGTCGCCACCTTTAAACTTTACTTTGACTTCACGTGCATTGATAACCGCGTCTTTAGAGACAGTAAAAGCACTCAGACGTGATAGGTAATTTTGTTGGATCAGTTTCGGCAGTTTGATTTCGTAGGCGACGTTGCTGAAATAGTGATGGTCTTCATCGCCGTAGATGTAACCCTGACCCATGCGGTAGGGCGTAGCGGTAACACCGAGGACGCGCGTGTCGGTGGCCTTGTCCAGCAAGCTGTTCAATACCTTGCGGTAACGGGTGTTGCCATCGGGTCCGACGTGATGGGCTTCGTCAATGACGGTCAAATAGATGCCTGCCAGCGATTTTAAGCGCTTCTCTGAGGCGATCGTGTCCCTAGAGGCTACTAACACAGGGGCGTCGTCAAAGCGACGCAGAGACGCACTCATAATCCCGTAGGGTACTTCGGGCCACACTTCCAACAGTTTATTGACCGCCTGGCTAATCAGTTCCTGACGGTGGGCCAGGATCAGAAAGCGGCGGTTGGGATCTTCCCGATGGAGCTGTTGGATTAAATGCGCGAACACCACCGTCTTGCCAGCCGCCGTCGGCAACACCATAAGGGGGCGGTCTGCCGTGGGTTCGGTCTGGAGATGGTGGGTTAGCGCTTTAAGTGCGCTCTGCTGATACGGTCGTAGTTTCATGTCGGTCTGGTTTATTCATCGGTCTTGTCCTCTTTTTTTTACTGCATCAATAAACTTTTGGTATTGGTAATATTCCTTTAGTGCTTGTTCTACTTCTTCATCAGTTACAAAATTATTAGGGATGTTGTACCTGCCTACGATGGAAAACCAACATGGATTACGAAACCAATCAATTGATTCAAGCAAAAGTTGCATAGTTCTCATAACTCGCCATGGGAATATAGAGTTTTTTTTGTCGTAATCTTTACTCATCGCCCTTGTCCTTGTGTTGTTTCCTTATTTCGGTTAAACCTTCTTTTAGTTTTATGAAATTTACTTTATGTGGTTTTTTACCCTCTAAAAATCTTTCTATTACACGAATTTCCATATTCAAAATTTGGCAAATTAAACTGTTGCTAAAGCCCATGTCGTTTAACTCTTTTAATTCTTCTAACACTTTCTTTCTTGAAAAATGATAAGAGTTTGCTACCAGTTCTTCCATGTTCATATAGACCTTGGCCCCTTTTGTGTACCCAAGAGATTATTTACTAAGGGACCAAGATCCAAATTCATGGTTCGATTCTCCAAACTCTGCCACCCTGTCCTAATCGTCGAAAAGAGAATTTTTTGTTG